CCGTAGAGACCGCCGACTTCACTTTGCCGTAGGTCCGCTTGACTCGTTTGGCGACCTTTTTCTTGACGTCATCCATAACCGTTGTCAGGCCGCTGCTCTCCAGCCTTGCCGCGTAGGAAGCTGCACCCTTGGGGCCTTTCTTTTTCTTGGCCATGACTAAATTATGCTGTCGCCGGGTTGGACCGGGCCGGTGCTGTTGACGGACTCGGGCTGATTGTCATTATCAGTCTCGATGTCCTCAAATGGTTGTAATACGTCTGCCATCTCGCTCTCCTTGCGATTAAACCTCGTTTGTTTCTAACGTAATGTTGGCTGTGTCCACTGTGCTCGATCCACCATCCTCACTGAGCTCTGCTGTGCCTTGCCAGTCTTGGAAGCCAGCCCCGTTGGGTTGCTCTATCGTGATAAGGGTCGAGGCAACACCGATTTCCAGCCAAACATTCAACGTGCCCTGCGCGATCGATGCGCTGCCGCCAGTTTGTGTGAACCGGACATGGTAGGTCCCTGCTCCCGGCTTCGGATCGACAAAATCTGTCGGGACAGGCTGAGCGAAGTTCGGAGGGCCAGCACCATCGTCATCGGATTTGATCGTGAAGGCGCCGCCGTTGCTCTGGAGCTCGTAGCCGGCGACCTTGTTGCCAATGGCCGGAGCCGTCGAGAACTCCTGAATCGTGAGGTCAGTGAGGTTCAGGGTCTCCACTGGCGCAACGAAACAATCGTCGATGTCCTGACCGGGCTGCACCGCTTCCGATGTCGTGTCGCCGGGTTTCAGCGCCGATGTCGGAATGTCCTCACCGGGTTGTAATACACAGCCCATCTCGTTCTCCTACGTCCCTGTTTTGCGAGCCTCATGGTCAATGCGAATCTGTAGCAGTTCGCGGTATCGGGCTTGCGTCTTTTCGTCCTTGTTGTACTTCTCGCGATCATCGCGCATCAGCTTCTCAATGTCTGCAATTTCATCATCGAGCGTCTGCTGAGCCGTGCCGCCAGACTTCGGCGCTATCTGTGCCACCGGATTGAGCTTGCGTGAAATACCAGCCAGTCCCTCGAGCACACCGGGAATGTTCATAATTGCGCGGCCGTCACCGTCGCGAGCATTCAGGATGGCGTTGGCATTCTCTTCGCCAAATGTGCTCTCGATCAAGGATCCGACCAAGTTGATGTTGGCGCGATAGTCGGTGCCCCATTCAGCCCGGAGCGTGTCCTCGGTCTCGGTGTGGTGCTCGTTGTCCATCTCGGCCATCTGGTCTTGCTGTTGCTCGGCAAAGCCGTTGTACCAGTCGATGACCTTGTGCATCACGGCAGGCTCGACGTTCATTTCGTGCATGGCGCCTGCGAAGTCTCCGAAGATTTCCTTGTCCTCTGCGCCAATGACCAGCCCCTCGGGCAGGTTCTCGAGATAGCCGGCCGCTTCTGCCGGGATACCGTTTGCAGTTCGGTATGCCGCCAGATCCTCGGGCGTAGCATTCTCGTCTGGAGCCTGTCTCAGGTTGCCGCTGGAGATCTTGCCCTGCGCTTCGCGGAAGGCCTTGCCCATATCGGCAGGCGTCTGGAAACGCTCGAGCTGGCTCTTGAATTTGTCGTCATCGCCTGCGTAGGCGTCACGCCAGTTGGCATTCTTAGCGGTCTGCGCCGAGTCGATCAGCGCGTCCTGGGTGTCGAAGCTCTTGAGGAATTCGACACGCTCGGGCGGGGTGTCGTCTGTGACCATATCCTTGAACCAGTCAGGCTCAGTGGGATTGGTGATCGGATTGGTAATCGGGTCTGTTTCAGCCATCTTCTAATTCTCTCGCTGCTATTTTGTCGGGGTCAGTCCTTGCCGTGGCCGACTTTAGCATCCATACCAAAGTGGTTCCTACAAATCGCTTGCCTTCTGCGAACGCTGTCGCGTGTGAATCTCCGGGCCGATAACTCAGGTCATGCGTCCCGGCTGCTCGAATAATATACGGGAGTATAGCCTCTTGCTGTCGTTTCGATGCGGTGCCGTTGTACAGGGCCCGAATCGCTTGCACTTCAAACTCGGTGTAATCCGGCCGCATGATCGGGTTCTCATGCGGCAAGCACTCCTCGACGCGGTCCTTCTGTTCTGTCTTGCGCTCGGTCATGCAGCGTTAGCTTGCGCCATACTGGCCTCGGCCTGACCGACATCCCTTGCGGCCTCGCCGGCCGTTCTGGCGAGCTCGGCCTCTTCCTGCATTTTCGCTGCTTGCTGTGCTTCGGCAACCTGCTCGTTGACCACATCCAGCGGTACGAGGTTTCTGGCCGGCAAGCCAATACCCTCGAGAGCATCTCTGAGAGTGCCGGTGAGGTCGACGTTGAAGGCTGCGCTCGGATCCATTGCCATGGCCTGCTCCAGCAGTCCTGCAGTTTCCATGAATACGGACGCATTCTTGCGCTCGATCGCATCGTGCAGCGGTGATACAAATTTGAAGTGGACCTCACGGCCCTGCAGCTCGCGCGGCATGTCCTGCACGGAGCCGAATGTGCCAGCGCGCAGAAGCAGATCAAAGGTATCTTCGCAAAGTTGGCCGTTGTATTCATGCTCCATCGGCTCGAATAGTGGAAGGGCTGCCCTGACATACTCTTCTACGCGCTGACCAACCTCGAACGCGGTCATCTCGGCACCGTCAGACGGCGGTAGCGTCAATTTATTCAGATAGAACGCATCGGCAATCAGCGACATCTGCGCATCGCGCGAGTCGTAGCCCATCGGCAAACCACGGCGATCCTGATTGATCGGCCGCAGCACATCGCCCTTGCGCTCGTCGTACTCATGGTCGGCCCAGGTGATGCCGCCAGCGAATAGCTGGATGTCCGATCGAACGGCATCCTGCGTGGCAATCATCGGCGGTCGGACTGACATCTCGCCTGCTTCAAGCAGGGTCAGGCTCATGGCCTGTAGCAAACGCGCGTCGGGAAGTCCTGCGACAGTGGCAGGGCTATACGCATATTGGGAGCCCGACACGGTCTGCCACCGCGGAAGGGTGAAACCGCGATTGGTAGCAGGCATCTCGGACATGATGTGATTGTTGAGCACATCCAGATAGACGATCATCCATGGATAGCCCTCGCCCTCGCCGTTCTGGCCGCGGTACAGATCCGTGGAAATGACCAGCCGCATACATTCGGTTTTCTGCAGATTCTCGATGCCGGTTGCCCATCGACGGATATTCGGGTGCAAAGCGTCCTCGCCAAACATCTCGACGAGCTGCTTAATCATCGGCTTCCACTTCACGTAGATCTCACCGATCTTGCCAGTCTCGTCCTCAGCCCAACAGACGTCGCGCAAATGCCAGCACCGATACAGCAAGTGCGGCTGAGCCATGGCCCAGTTGATCTCTTGCGAGATGCAACACTGGCCGAAGGCTGCGAAATCCGCATCGCCCTCAGTGGTGGCCCGGATGAATTGCGCGTTGCGATCGTACATCGCCCACTTCTGGCGCTTGGTGGCCCACTCGAGCCATTCCTTGCCGGCCTGGGTCAGCTTGTCAGCCTCGTCAACCGAGACCGAAAACCACTCTTTCGCGCGCGGCCTGAGCATCGCTGCAAAACTGGTGGAGAGCTCGCGATGCACAATAATCGGATAACTCGAATAGAGATGTTCCGCGAACTCCTCACCGATGTAGCGCGTCAGAGTAAAGTCGGCACGTTGCGGATAGAAGTTTTCCGCAATTTCCTGCCAGAGTGTCGTGATCGCCTTGCGCTCGTTCTGCAATTGCATCCCACGCATTATCAGATCGCGCGGATTCATCCCCCGAGGCCTGTGCGATTCGTGAGCACGGTCTGTGCTCGAGCTGATGTGCGTCTGGCCGCTTTTCGACGCTCGACCAGACGGATCTCTTCCTCGTCAGGGAGTGCGGCATCCTGAAACATTTTGTCTTTTTTCTTTTTCGACTTGGCTGCCTTCGCCTTCCGGCGCTCGTCGTTGGTCATGTAGCCTCGACCGACTGATGCGTTGGCGATGCGCTTGGCCGTGTTCTTTAATCCACCCATGTCGCAGTCCTCATCGGTTCCTTCTCCTTGGTCCCATATTGACAGATGGCCGTCGATTGACGTTGCCGAGCATCGTACCCGCCATTTGGTCTTTTCGCCACTCATGCAAGTGCGTGACCGACCGAGGACCCGAGCTCCAGCTCTGCACCACAGCATCGCCGCGGTCTGGCGAGCGGCCGAGCAATTTGACCGCATCCTTCTTGGTCATCACCTTGATGCCGTTCGGCGTAAGTTCCCACGTTAAAATGGTCAGATCGGCTTTCAGCATGAGATCGTCAGGCAGCGCGATCGGAGATCCACCGTCCTGATTTGGGTCCAGCGCCTCCATGAATTTCCAGTAGACCTCGGCGCGCTTGTTGAAAAACTTGAGCTGCTTTTCCTTGGTCCGGGCGACCGATGAATCCATGCCGACATGACGCATACACTCGACGCCGTTTTCCTCGAGATGCGCGAAGGCTTCGGCGCCAGTGCGCTCGCCGCAGTCGATCACCGGGATGGCCGAATGCTTGCGGTGTTTCAGGACTAAGGCAGCAAGATCTCGTCCATGCGGAGTCTCACTACCCGGAGTGGCGATGACGGCCGGGTAGAATCCATCGTAACGCGGAGCCAGGACTGCCTCGTCACGTTTGCTGGCTCCATCCACTCCGATGGCACACATCGGGACATTAAGCGGCGGTGAGCCGAAGAAATCTTGTTGCCATCGGTTTTGCGCGGCGATGATCCAGTCGGTTGGAATAAGCTGGTCTGGCTCGTCTTGTCGAGCAGCAATGAAGTTACCATCGCGGATTGCGGAGCGCAGGGGTTCCTGCAGGCTGTCAAGTTTCGCGGCGTATTTGCCATCGGCAGCAAGGAACGGATTGTCGTCGAGTCGCCCTGGGATGAAGGTGCGGGACTCGGGCTTGAGCATTTTCGGTGAGCCGTCATCGTTGTTTCTCCCTGATGGAATGCGAACATCTGGCCCCTCGACCCAGTGATCGGCTCGAATAAAACGGTCACACTGCGGAATTTCTCGTGCTGTTGCCAGGATGAGAG